CGCCAAATCCAGCAGGAACTCCCCCGCCTGACGGCGATTGGTAATGTAGGCATTACAAACAAAACGCGGCTCTTTACCGCCAAAACCGTCATCGACCAACTCATCGCAGTATTTGCCGACTTGGTACAACGTCCATTTATCAATATCAGCCGTTTTCAGACGGCGTGCCAAAGTCGAGTAGCGCCGGCTGCGTCAACACATCAAAAAAAACCCAAGCCGGGTTGTTCGTCCAAGCCTTTTTAAACGAGCCGTCCCAAACCGTACCCGAATACGTCCGTTTATCAGGGTTATAGTTTGACGGCACATTAACCAACATTCCGTCAATCAGATAATTTCGGCGCGGGTTATTGCTGCCGAACTGATCCGAATCCATCGCCAACGCCGCCAACGCCGTATGCGGATAGCTCAATTTCGCATCGATAATCTCGACATAGCTGGCGAAATACGTTTTATTGACAACTTTGTCGGTATTGCTGTCAGGTGAGGCGCGGGATACACGGACATTGAACGGGGCAGGCGGCAAATTTTCAAACAACACATCCTGATAATATATGCCGCTTGATTTTTCAGTAAATTCAACCGTCTTAGACGCATGAACACCCTTATTGTCAATAACTTCGACAACCATAGCCGTTTGCGCCGGATTCGTGTCGCCGTTGTCCTCGACGCGGTAATTGCGCTCGACGCCGACTGTTACCCGAAGGCGGCTGATCAACTCGTCAGACACCGACCGCACCACCTGCGCGCGGTTTTTGACCTCGACCGACACAGGCACGGCACGCTCCGAAGCATCAAAGCCCGGAATATAAGTTTGGTCAGGCGTACCGCGCTGAAAGAAGCCGACCACACCCTTAAAATTAAAAGACCCGTCAGGATTCTGGACGGGCGTATCATCAAAATAGACAGACTTCCACGGCTTATCGTTGCCATTGGCGAAACCCCTGATTTCGCCCTCACAAATCGCATCAATAATCCGCAAAGACTGCGCCGAATTCAACGTATTCGGAGCTTCATACGGCGTTGACGCGCCGCCACCTGATTTACCGCCCATTCCAAAATCCTCAATCTACCGTATAAACCGCCTCGTAATTCATCGCGCGGACGGAGTCGTTTGCAAAATCCGTATTGTATTTCTGACCGTTCGGCGCAGTTGCCGCAACGCCGGTCACAAAAGTTTTCTTCATGCCCAAAGTCAAATCCACCGCCATCGGGTCGGAATTGCCATTAGGATTTTTAATTTTTGCCGCATCAAAAACCATACGGACGACGCTGTTGCCGTTTGCAGCCGTACCGTTCCCCTCAAGACGTCGAGATTCGATACCCTGCGACACCACACGGCTGCCGCAATAAATACGGCCATACGCAAGCGGCATCGACTGCCCTTGCGCCGCCGTATTGCTCAGATTGGAAAACGAACTGTTCCGGCTGCTTTCAACGCCTTTTCCCTGTTCAAATTTCGGCGGTTTCGTCAGCATTTGCGCCACACCGCCCGCAACCATACCGACACCCGCAACAACAAGGCTCGCACCGCCCGACCAACTCGTCAGCGCACCGACCACAATCAGCGCCGCACCTAAAACCGTCTGAATGATTCCGCCGTTTTTTCCCGCGCCTTGAACGCGCGGCACAATATGCAGTACCCCCTCGGCAGGCTGACCGAAGCCGCTTTTCAATTCGCCCTCAGACCAATCGTGCCGACCGAAACGCACCTGATAAAACCCCTGCCGAAGCTTTTGCCGCAACGCAGGAATCTGCACCGTCAGCGCGTGAACCGCCTCGGCAGGGCTGGCAACCTGCAAATCAAAACGGCGGCCGCACTCGCGCAAACCGCCGTACAAACAAACCGTAATCATAAATCCACCGAATGCAGCAAATCATTTTCGACCGCCTGCAACATATCAGGCTCAAAGAGCGGATACCGCCAAACGCTATGCACACGCTCCGCCCACCATTGATTAAACGGCTCGCGCCGGCTCAACTGGTTATAAGCATGATGCAGGATTTGCCCATCGCCCAAATACAAAGCCGCATGGTTCGCATGACCGCCATAACTGGTCAAAACCACATCCCCGCCGCGCAGGTCGTCTGAAACACGGACAAAACCGCAACGTTCCAAATGCTTTTCCCAAAAGTCCCGCGCCGCGTCATCGTCCATATCTCCGCGGGCGTGGTCGGGCAAATCCAAACCCATCAACATAAACGCATCACGAATCAACGTGCCGCAATCCGCCTTACCGTATTCAAAAACCCGACCGCGCAAATGAGGGCAACAGCGAAACTGTTTCAGACGGCCTCCAACCGCCAAAATCCACGGCAAACCCGTCTGAATCTGCATTTGACGGTCAGCACCCGACAAGAACGGTTCACCGTTTGGATGGGAGTGGACAACGGCGACTATATTTCCATACTCCTCAGCACGCACCCAATCTTCCAACCCTATCTCAAACGTTTCTTCACAACCTTTCATACGGGAGATATTCGACAATCTCACAAAACGCCGACCAAAATCAGGCATATCAATAATCACACCACAGATTTCAAATGGCGCGTTTTCATTTACCCAACTTAAAACAGCCTCCGTAATTCTTTCCGGAATATCAATCATGACCCACCCACCTTATCCGCACTCGGAAACCCGCCAAAAGGCAACACAGCCGTCGCACCAAATCGCGCCCGACAGCCCGTCAACGTCCCGCTGCAAGCATCCTTTTTAATATCATCCGTCGGCATATCCAAACGGTCGGCAACCGCCCGACCCGCATAACCGCAGCCCTCGCCGCGATACTGCCAAATGCAGGTATTCGCCATCATGATCCGCGACGGGATAACCGAGCCGTCCGACTCAGACGGCGCAGCAAGCTCAAAGACCGCCCGTTCCGCCGTCAGGCTCGTCATCTGCTCAATGACGTACTTCCCGATAATTTCCTGATTCGGGTCGGCGGTCGGATTGCCGTCTTTAAAGTTCGCCGCATCCAAAAACTTCGCATACGTCAGACGGCGGACGACATCCACCCCGACCAATTGGTTATACTGGTCAGCCGCCCCGGTCACAAACCCGAGCAGGTTTGAAACCGTCAGCGTCGGACGGTTGCCCGCCCCCTGCGAAGTCGTTTCAAAACCTTCCGCAGAAATAGGGTAGGGCGTATATTCCTGCCCCTTCCAGACAACCGCCTGATTCAGTTCGTTGACCTGATTGCAGAAACGGAAGACCTCCCCGCCCAAAGCACGGAAATCCACTTCCCACATCTCAACCAACACATCCTGCTGCGCCGCCGACAACGCCTTGAGCATCGTTCCCGACAACGCCTTCATCCGCGCATTCATGCCATCACCTCCTCAAATTCCGCCGAAAGCTCATACACCTTTCCGCCTTTCGGCGTTTCCGTGTATTCCGACACCTTGACCAACAGCCGCTCCCGACCAATCGGCGTCCAGAAAAACGGCTCAACCCCGCCGCAGGAATCAAAAAAGCCCTTGATTTCCTCAATCAAAGGCTTCATTCCCACAATACGGATTTGCCAAGTCTGCATTTTCGGCTTCAGCGTCAATTTCTGACGCTGCTCATACCCATTGCCAAACTTGACCGTCCGCACATTAAACGAGTGTTTCGCCGTACTTTCCGACGTAACCTGCCATTTAAAAACCTTAGCCATAAAACCTCTTAGACCGAATCAACGGCCGCCGTGATAACGACCGCCGACCCGAGCCACATTATTGACATACCAATTTTCAATCATCGCAGGCAGAGCCGCGCCCAATTGCTTCGCCATCTCAACATCGCCGTCAACCGACGAATCAGACGACCCGTCACGGTTAATCGTAATGTTTACCGTCATGCCGCCCGTACTGCCGCCCAAAGCAGCGACCTGCGGCGCAACGCCGACCACACCGCCCGAAGCATAGCGGTTTTTGTTGATGGCCTCCAACAAAGCACGATGCCGTCGCGTGGACGCCGCATTGATGACAAACTCGCCATTAGACAACATAGCAGGGATACTGTCGCTCGTCGCCGTACCCGCGCCCCACACCGCGCCGCCGTTTGAAAACTGCTGCACCATGCCGCCGTCTTTGAAGCCGCCACCGCCCCAAGCACTCATCGCCGCCTTCATCGCGTTAAACAACGCCATCTTAATCAGCATCTTAGACAAGTCTTGCAGGATAGACACAGCCAACCCGCGAAAATCAGCCTTACCCGTTGCCACAAAATCCGCCAACGAATCCGACATCTTACCGAGCGACCCCGTCACAGCATCAGACATATTCTCGCGCATCGACTTGAACGAATCCGAATAATTCCGCATGCCGTCCGAAATGCCCGCCAGCCAATCGTTACCGAAAGCCTCTTTGGTTTCCTTCGCCAAGCGTAATTGCTCTTGCAGACGACCGTCATTATCCAGCTTCGCCGTTTGCAGCCCGCCGATAACATCCGCGCCCGCACCCGCCGCCTTCGCTTCCGCGATAAGCTTGTCATATTTGCGCGCCGCCGTCAGCCGCTCCACTTCCTCGTGCGTCTTGCCCAACAACGACAACTCAAACAACTGGTCGTCGAAATCACGCTGACTTGCCGTCTCGAGTTCGCGCAGCGCATCCGCGTATTTCTTCGCCTCTTTCGTCAACTCAGCCTGATTGTCAGCCTTGACCGCCAAATCCATAGCCGCCTGACGCTCCGACGCCGACCATTTTTCAAAGGTCGGGTCAGACAGCAACCGAAGCTGCTCCGCATAAATCTTATTCACATTGGCAGCGGACAAAGAAAGTTCCGCGTTTACCGCAAGTTGCCGTTTGTTGAAATCCTGCTGCCACTTTTGGTAATCGGTAAGCTCAGGCTTACTTTTAGAAGCGGAAGGGCGGTAAAACTCACGACGCGGGTCATCAACAATTTCGCCACGACCGCCATTCAACCAATTTTGCCGCGCCAACACCTCCGGCGCATACTTCCTGCCAATAGGACCGATACGCCCCTTATTTACATTACCTTCGCCGCTATGATAAGCAGTCAACGCTTTGACAATATTGTTGTCATACCGTTTCAGCAAATCGCGCAAATAGCGAGCCGCACCATCGGCAGAAGAAGCAATACTTCGAACATCAACACCGTACTGCTTCGCCGTACCGGGCATAAACTGCATCGTACCGCGCGCACCGACCGGCGAAATCGCATTCACATTGCCGCGCGACTCCTGCATAGACAAAGCAGCCAGCAGGTTCTTAGGCAAACCGTAGCGTTTTTCAAGTCCTGCATAATCATATTTCGCCGCCTGCTCCAAAACAGCACGGTTTACGGTATATTTTTCCTTGTTCTTCTTGGCTTCTCGCTGAGACCGCTTCGCAGCGCGCGCCGCCTCAGCCGCCAATTCCTCTTTGTGCTGCTGACGCAACCGAGCAAGCACCTCTTCAGCATCAGCAATCTGTTGATTGCTGCCATGCTTTTTAAGCAGATTTAGCTTTTCCTGCCATTGCCGCTCTTCGCGCGCAAATTTTTCAGCCTTACTCTGAGTCTGCTCCTTCAAGCGGTCGAAATCAGCGACATACCTGACCGAATCAGCCTGCTCTTTTCGGATAGCTTCGCGTTGCTTTACCGCCTCATCGCGCATTTTGATCTGCTTTTCCAACAAATCAATTTCGCGCTTCGCCGCGTCAACCTGCGGCTGCGTGTACGGATTTTCAGGAATTTGCAGCAAGAATTTACGCTTTTCAGCCAAACGGCTTTCCAGCGTAGCTTCTCGCCCGATGGACTTCATGTCCTCCCAAGCTTCCGAAGCCGCCTTCTTAACCGCATTCCAGCCTTTCTCAATCGCGCTCAGATTTTCCAGCACGCGCTCAGACATCTGCTGAGATTCGTCCGCGAACTTACCCTGCACCAAAGCCACAGCTTCCTGCTGTCTGCCCTGTTCAATCAATGCCCGCGCCTGCTCATAGACATCCGCATTTAGCGTCTGATAAACGCGCGAAAACTTAACGACCGCCTTCAACGGGTCGTCCGCGATTTCCTCATAAACGCGCGCCAAATCCTCCACGCTCTTGCCCGTCGCCTTAGACTGCAAGACCACAGACTCAGCAAACCGCCCATAATTTTCAGCCGCTACCGAGCCGCTCTCCACAAAAGCCAATATCGCCGAGCGAGCCTCAGACCATCCGCCCGTCGCATTGCCGACCGAATCGGCAATCGACATCAACTTACCCGATGCCGCCCCCGCGCTGCCTCCGGCAAAGATGACCGCCGCAGAAAAACGCTTAGATTCCTCCGCGCCGTCGTAATACGCCTTACCCAAAGCGACCACGCCGCCAGCCAACGCACCGACCGCCACCGTCGCAGGATTGATACTCGCCGCCAGCCCGCGGAACATATTCCCAAAGCCGCCGAATGCATCACGAAGCTGACCGCCTTGCTGCAAGGCAACCATAAACGGATTCTGACCGCCGGCCAACTGCGTAAAAATATCCGTGAATTGCGCCGGAACCATACGCATTGCGCTGTTGTATTGCCCAACAGTAATATTATTCAGCTTCAGTTGATTCTCTTGACGCTTCAACGCCTGCGTAATCTCGCTGATTTTTGCAACATCCGCACCACGTTGACGCGCCAACAACTCATAATAAGCCGCCGTACCGCGCCCGCCAGACTCACGAACAGCAATTTCACGCTGTACCGCATTAATAATGGACTGAGTAGCACGCTCCTGCTTCTTCGCCAGCCGCTCCGCTTCCTTGCCAGCCTTATCATATCCCGCCGCCGTCGCCGCCGCGCCCGCCGCCGATTGCTGACCCGCATCCTTCGCCGCCTTGCCGATACTGCGAAGCGCAACACCCGCCTTTTTCGCGCCGGATTCGATTTCGCTGACATCCAAACCCGCCTTAATCGTATTCTCAGCCATCTTTCTTCTCGCCCATTATCGACAACGCCTCACGCTCCATCACGCGCACAAACTCAAACAACTTCCTCCGCCGCCGCTTCTTAATCCCCATCAAATCCATAGCCGCAGCGACCGCCTTATAATCCAGCGCATACGCCCCCGCCATACTGACGCGCCACTG